GAGGAACAAAGCGAAGTCGTTACGGCTACGACCTTGTTCGAAGATACCGGTCAGACCGCCCATAAAGACCTTGAGGATCTTGTATTCACGGCCAAGGGCGTCCACGGGACCGACGCCCATCGAGCTGGTAACCATGTTTTCCCAGATGGGGTCCACCCCGGGAAGCATGATGTCGATGTTTTTGTTGATCACATCTTCAATGCGCTTTTCGTGCGTATTGAAAAGGGATCCTGAGGTAATCAAAGCAGGCATTTTAGCCTATCTCCTTATTTACAGCTTGGTGTTTCCGCCAGCCGAAGTATCCGCCGCAATGTCCAACAGAGTGTCTTCAGCAAACTTACGAGCCTTGTCGTAAACAGAGCCTGCTGAGTCTTTCCCTGGTTGGAACGACGGAACGTCGATTGGTTTCTTTTGATAGAACTGGGTTTGTCCAGAAGCTGTTTCCGGTGCCCGACCAAGTTTGTTCGGATCTCCGATTACCGTCCGGTAGCGTTTGGCAACAGTTTCTGCTGCCGATTCAGACGCCTGACGAATGGCGTCATCAGTAACGGAACCCCCGGCGGAGCGAATTTTACGGAGGTGACTGACCATCTCTCGGTGAATGTCTTCACCGATGACGTTCATGCGCTCATCGTGTCCTTCGTCGCCGTGGATTCTTTTGAAAGACGAGGAGATCTTGTCGATCTCTCCGCCCGTTTGAACTTGTGATACAGCATCGTTGAGTTTGTTCTGAAGCTGCTCGAGTCGCATAGTGCGCTCACGCTCTTCAACCTGCGCCATACGACGCTCAACGTCTTCAACGCGAGGGTCGTTCTGTGGCTGGGGCTGAGCGTTCTGCTCCGGAGTCCCTTCGTAGGGGACCACTCCTTGATTCTGCTGTGCTTGTTTCATGTTGTTGATTTGCTCGTTGATTTGATGGTCATCAAAACCTTCATACGCCATAACAAAACGCATGTCGCTTTCTTTTTCTTCGGTCATTTCTGCATCTTGAGCCTTCATCAAGTTGCCCGCTGCTCGGCGGTATTCACGCAGAAGCTCGAGTTCCTTGGCTTGGTTCTCAAACTCTTCTGTGCTGGGACCCTTAGGAGCAGCCTCTTCTTTGGGGGCTTCAGCCTGAGGGGCCTCAGTTTGAGGCGCTTCTTGAGGCGTTGGTTCAGGGGTCGCCTCAGTGGGGGTAGTAACTTCTTCACTCATCGTCTAGCTCCTGCTCTTTGTGGCGCTGCCGGTTGTGGCAATGGACGCCCTTGTTGTTGCATGCGTTGCATGGCCGCTTCCTCAGGCAGCGGCACGCCTTCTGGTAGCACGTTTCCCAGCCCTTGCTGTAGGAACTGCTTGAACTTCATAAACTCGTCTTGCACTTCTGGCGATGCCATCGCCATCGCAGGACCAGCCATAAAAGAGTTTAGGACCCGCAGCTGCAAAGGAGGCAGTGCTGTGTGAGGGGTCAAAACAATTTCTCCCGGACTTTCGCCGTTTCCAAACAGAACAAGGCAGTTTTTGACGACTGACTCGTACGCTGCTCTCTCCTCTTCCATATAGATAGCGAAGTCAAGACCCTCTTGGAGAGACAGCAAGATCAGCCTCATGGGGTCTCCAAGCCCCGGAGCTGCAAAGAGTTGCAGCGCTTCTTGCTTTCTGGCTACCTCAGACCGAGGACTGGTCTCTCGGATCGTCACACCCACATTGGTAATCACCGGCAGAGGGTTGCGGTCAAACGATACCGTAGAGTTCTCAGGATCAATAATCGCGCCTGCGAGGTCCAGAGTGAGGTTGTTGATTGGGATAGCCCGTCTACTCAGGGTCAACGCTCTAGCCGCCTGAGCCAACGTACTGCGGTGCGCCTGAGAGAATGCTTTCTCTACAGACTTCATGGGAGTCACCATCAGCTGGCGGTTCTTCTCATCAAGGAAGCCAAGCCCCGCAGCACTATCGACTCGACCCTTAGATGCGACAAGGTCGCGGAAGGGGTTGATGGAGTCCATCAACTGCTTGGCGTACGCAGCGGTCTTACCGGGCAGATCACCAGAGTTTACAGGTGAGATATTGAATGGCCGGAAGCCAGGGTCAATAGCGTCTGGCTCGTAGGGGAGAACACGGAGTCCGCGTCCCACATCCCGTAGCGCAGCACGCTCGTTGAACTGTCCTTGGGGCAGTACAAGAATCCCGTACTGGTCGATATCGCGGATGTTATTGAAGAGAGCCTTGAGCAGCTTCTCCATCTCGCGGCTGATCGAGAACAACAGATCAAAGAGACCAGCACCGTAGAAAGAGCCCGTCTCCATAAAGCGGGCGAAACCGATAGGGCAGTAAACTTCAACGTCGTTGAAATCCTCATCCGTCAGGACGTAGTCGCCAGACGTTACGACGTAACGAGTGACAGTGTCCCGGTGGCCCAATAGCCACAGCTCACGGATACGCACGAGTTCATACTGGGTCTTAGTGGGATCACCACCATGACCAAGATAACCCGCACCTCCGCTGTATCGAAGACCGCCCGTGGTATTACTAAGGCGATCAGCAAAGTCGGTGTCGTCCTGAGGAACAGCACCGGCCTCCGTTGAGAAGTAGAACATCTTCTCTTTGTTTGTCTTGATCTTCCGCCCAAACTTCTCGACAAGATAGTCCATGGGCACAATGCGCTCACGGATCAGACCACGTTGTTTGGTGTGGTCCATGCCAAGAGACGGGAAGGGGTAGAGTTCTCGAGGGTGGATAACTTCGAGGTCAGCAGTCAAGCCAACGGTCGGGTGGTCAACTACGTGACCCGCAATACCGCATGAACCGCAGCACGTAAGAATGTGGGCAAAGTCTGTAAGAGCTTGATCTGCACGGTCCCGGCTGATGGTGGCATCTGCAATAACCTGAGCGATAGAGCGGTCTCGGACTTGCTGCAGAGATCCGCCAGTACGCAGAATCTTGGGTCGTGCGTCCATGGAGGACAAAACCCCTGCCACGCGGTCAATAGCGGACAGAAGTTCCTGGCTCTGGAACTCCATGTTGCCGTCCTCGTCGAGGTGGTGGGGCTGGAGAAGTCCAGTATCTGGGTCGAAAATATCGAAGCGACGTGCGCCGTTGAGGTAATACCACGCCAAGGACCACATGGTGTAGCGGTAAGAGTGGTTGGCCTCTTCGCGCTCAACATGCCTGTCGATGATTTGGCAAAGAGCGGCCTTATCCTTGGTTAGTGTGTAGGTATCCTCAGGCATCGTCCTTATCCGTTCTTGCTGCTGCACCACGGGCAACAAAGCCCTCAGGCACGTAAGTACGTACAGCTTCTACGCTAGGTAAATTCAGATCCTCTGAGGGTCTATAAGAGGCAGGACTTTGTAGCTCTGACTTCTCTTCTGTAGGCTGGCCCACCACATGGGCGCCCTTGACAGAGTAGTAGACCTGCATGACCTTCTCGAAGAAGGCAAGGGGGACTACGACGTGGCTGGGGTGTACCTGCAGCTCAGACTTTGCTTCTTCCATCGGGCTCCTGCTTTCTTTGTAGTAACTGCCCTATATCTTCTATGGTGAGGTTTTGAAGAGGGAGGCCGAACAGAATGGGATTTCCATTCTCGTCATGGGTTTCCCCATTCCGTAGAAGCTCCATAGCACTAGAGCTCTCCTCAGCTTCTTGCACAGCTTTACCGGGTTTCCCCCGAATGATGTACATCGACATTGAAACAGTATCAAGTTCGTCATCATGCTGCAGTCCCCCATCTCGAGCTTCTGGGTTGAACTGCTCAATCTGGTCGACCAGCGCACGCCACGGCTTTCTTTGTCTGTCCCGCAAAGGCAGCTTGATCTTGGCGTAGTCGAACCGCCGCAAGAGAGCGGCAATCTTTGCCGACTTGGAGGTCATGCCCGGGTTGAACTTCTTGATCCGAGGCAGGTGGTCTACGTTGGCCATGTCAGACGCCTTAGTGCTGACGATGGAGTAGAGGGTGTCGTAGACACTGATACCTTCTTTGATGCCTTCGACGTGTACGCTAGGGCAACGCCACTTGTCTGCCATCTGCAGCACGGCATCAATCAGCTTCTGCTGCTGACACTGCTTTGACCACATATCAAAGACAAACAACTCATTCTCTTTGTTGACTCCC